GCGTCGAATACCTACATCATCCTCAAAGAATTTTCTGTCCAAGTCAAACCAGTCAAGGGTTAACGTTTTAGTTTTCCGTTTAATAAGCGCTTTATTAATATTTCTCTTGAACTTTTCAAAAACCTCTTTCCCATGACCATGAGCCTCTAGTAAAGCGCTTTCACAATTGACTCTCGTAGCTTCTCTTAAATCGGCACTCTTCCAAACCCATTGTGTGATGTCCTCAACAGCTTCCCAAGCTAAGGGACTTAACCACTCAAACTCCCGTGTAGGATGAGGTAAGAACCCTCGTTTAAGAAATTCGGATTTCATTAAACTTTGGAAAGGCACTGTAGCTACCTTTTCCTTGTCCATGGCCGTGGCTGCTATGCCATTTTGTGACAAAAATGTTTGAATAGTAATGGTATTAAACAAATATTTAAAATCATCACTAACGGACATTATAAAATCATCTCCGTAAACTGCTACTGCCACGTGGTCTTTAAACACTTGATATATATCAGGATTTACTAATCGCGCTGCATCTCCACATATTTGATCCCATGCTATTAAAAGATACAACAAATTCACTAAGGAATTAATTATAACCGTTATTGCAGCTCCTGATGGAGACCCCGAAGTTTGCTGATACACTGTATTTACACATACATGTGTACTCTGTGTACATTCTTTCAATAATGCTTGTAATTCCAGTACATTAGCCCCTTCCACATGCATCATAGTCCAATCGACCATAATTTCTGACGCGGCACGTGCCACTTCCGCGTTAAATCCCGGTCCAAAATTACTATAATCCATAGTGATAATGTTATTATTGTTCACTCGACCAAGGTGGCGTACCAATCCTGCCCACTCTGGTCCTTTTGCATTAATCCCAACAGCGCTCATGACATTCAAGCGTGCTTTCATAAAAGCAGCGGAAAAATGTAATAGATTTTGGCGGGTTGCTATAGTATAATCGATAGGACTAGCACAAAATACTCTTGTACCTCCCTGTTTTAATACTTTAGCGTGATTCTTCCGCTCATCCTTCAATGTATCCACGAACATGGTAATGGGAACTATACCATTTTTGCGCAACTTTTCCTTGCGTTCAACTTCCGCTAATAACTTTGCTCGAAGTCGACACTTACTAAGGCGATGTTGAGAATCTCTCTCCACGTCTAGCCACTCCAATTTTGTTGTAGTCTCTCCCTCTAAAGTCCAAGGATAACCGGCACTTGTTTCTAATTTCATAGGATCATAATATTCAATATTAGGTAGTCCTATTACGGCTTGCTCATAGGTCAAACGCTTAGGTTGTGCTACACAAGGTAACATACCACTAATCCAACCGCCCCACAAAGCATTTTTTGCTTTGTTCACAATTGAACTTTTAAAATCAATCGTTTTCTTCCCATGTTTAGCGGCCCCGTAATATAAAGGAGATTGCTCATGTGTGTACCGTGGATCTTGGGAAGTTAATATAGCCGGTTCAGTATGACACTCAAAACCGGCTTGATTATGAATTAGGGATGGTAATATTTTGCTCTTCTTCGGCATGTGCGCTATATGCTCCACAGGAACCGTACCTAAGTAGTGAACATTAACATCTTCGCTAAATAATAATTTCGCTTCCGCCAATGAGCCCAACTCCTTATCTTCACACTGAGTGACAACTTGTAATTGCATTAACTCACCTAATGCCTCCTGTGTTACGAGCACGCCATAACCATCACCCAATGTTCCTTGCCCTGACCCAGCACAGTGCATAGCAACGATTGGGCGCTGATGATGTTCCACTCGCACCAGCGATCCACACGCACCAACTTGGGAGTAACCATAATGCAGAACGTCTCTAATTTCAAACTTTTCTTTATCATCCGAAATTATAGCGCTATTTACACGCCCGAAAATATCTATATCAGTGATGCGGGGTACTGAGCCATCCGAACCTGGGACTAAAAAAATGGACCCGCGACTGTTAATGTGCTCACTTAAATCTTTATCCGTACTGCAAAAAGATCGAATATCTTTGAACATTGGATAAGATGCAGGCACCTTAAATAGGGCGGCATCCGTATGTGAAGATATTTTAAAATCCTCTGGGTCAAAGGTGTACACAGTGGCCTCATGACTTTTCGTACCATTACGGCCTAATGCAGGAACCAGCTTGATTGTATAACCATGTGAAGCATCTTCCCGCAAACGCGAAACGTAGTGGCGAGGCATCAGACACCAATGATTGAACAAACCTACTCCTGAAAGTTGATATATCATGACATTTTCACGATAGATTTGAAAACTCACGTAATTGCGTGCTATGTACTTATCCACTACGCTAGTTGTATCTGATTGTACATAAGGCCTTGTGGAATGGCGATTCAAAGGACGCAATTCCCGCTGTCCCCTCAAGTGTCTAATGTGAGCATCATTAGATGCAACTTGAACTGAAGCTGCTATAGCTGTCCCTGAACCCACACTTAATAAATTAGCAAACATTGTATAAGTTGTGGATAAAGCAGCAATACCCCCTACAACACCAGCCACTATGAAGAAAAATTGCTTATAGTGCGACCACTTGTCTGCTAAGTATTCCCACCACGTAAAGGGTTTAATAAGTTCCTCTTTTCCAGGAGTATTTTCTGGTAACATCCACGTTGCTCTGAGGAAAGGGGGAAGCTTATTAATGTAATACTGCTTTCCTTCTTTTGGTGCATTAATGATATTCTGCATTAGTGCTGCTAATGCAATTTCGTGTTCTACCATGAATTCCTCAATAAACATATCCAAATAATTAGAATTGGCTAAAGGGCAATTTTCATACTGGCAAGCAAAATAAGGTATCTTAACCCAACTGTGTACATTGTTTCTAGAACAGACATAACTCCAATACTGCTCATGAGATTCTGTTTCACGATATTCCAGGTAAGGAATCTTCTCACATAAATCTTCATGTAAACAACATGGTGTCACAGAAGCTCTTTTTTTTTTAATATTCTCCAATTCTAATGTATTGACAACTAAAACACCCTCCATAAAGTTCTTCTTCTTCTCTAATCGTAATATAGCTTCTTCTTTAGGGCTAAGAACATCCCAAGGATCTACTTGTACCTTATTCTCACCATTCCCATGCGCAACATTAGTAAAACTTTCAGCTTGTACGCGCTGACCAGAAATATCAGCAATTTCTGAAGGGGGTGTGTAATACTCCTCAGATGGACTTAGCATGTCCAAAGGATTAAATAACCACGATTCCGCCACATTAGTAAAGAGTTCGGGATTGTATATCGCGTCTGCCACACTCGCTCCAACATATGAAGCCGCAACTGTTGCAGTCATGGCATCCCCTTGCAAAAAAGCTGCTAATGAAGCTAAAGTTGATACTAGCAAGCGAGAATTAACCATGGGCCTCGAACGGAGAAAATCCCTAAAAAATGCAAATACCCAGATTAAACGGTCACTAACATTAACTAGAACCCAACGCAGTACTACATACAATCGCGTTAAATGTTTTGGTAAACATGCTAACATTGGTTCTACGCGGCACATGGGACAATGTAAACCCATATTGGCTCTTTTCATACGGATCATACACTCCATACACATATAATGGTGAGCATCTGGATTAGAATTAGATCGTACTCCACCACACACGTAGTAACAAGGCATTTGCTCTAAACATGTCATGCACTCGTGATCAATGCTCTGTCCAGTACATTCAAGTAAAGGTTTCATAAATGCTCCAATCCCTTGCGCTGTCCAATCCAAAATTTGTGCCATTGTACTACCACTAAAAAGAATGCCGCTAGCTAAACTTGTAGATAGCGCTTCCCATCCGGAAGGGAAACTTTGGAAAACATTTTCAGGTTTTGCATCTATGTGGAATTCTAGAATTTCTTCCTTTTTCTCCTGTATCAAACCGACCACTCTCAATACTGCCGCTTCCAATTGTTCGCTAGGTAGCCAACCATTAGGATTGCATTCAACGTCTTCCATAACATCAATAGTACTAGTATAAAATAAGGAAAACGGATCTGAGTAATCTAGATAATTTGCGCTATTTAACCGCATTTGAGTTTGAAATTTCTTAATGCGTTTACGAACAAGCAATGTTTCTTGTTGATGATACCGCTTATATGTGGCGCATAACCATGGTTTCACCTCAGACCACGTTTTCTGCGCAGTAGTGAGGCTAGTTTCAATTTTTGCGTTGGTATAACGTTGAAACAACAAATGGCCACACTCAGCAGATTCACTGTCTGTCAAATCTCTCAAATCTTTCCCCATCCATTCTTCCTTTAGTGAAGCTCTCAACACTAAATCTCGACGACGAAAAATTGCATCAGGATAAATAGCCTTTTGTCCTATACAAGAAGGAAACGCACCATTACATAAAAGCACTACAATTAAAGGATTTGCTTTAATCTTCTTTTCCTCTAAATGAGCCATTTCTGGAATGAAATCACTAGTTGATTTCATTTGATATAGCTCACTTAGTTGGCTCAGAATTTGATCGGAGTCGTTTAAATTCATCCAATCATCATACACGACTACAGGTTGATTTTTGTATCCTGACCAAAATCTTGCTCCAGGTGGTCGAGTATATATTAATCCACTGGAAGGACGATCAAAACCAATCGACCCTAACAATTCTGAAACCATTGTCTCAGTCATAAAAGATTTACCAATGCCCGGTTCTCCTTCAATACATATGACAAATGGTTCATAACGACATGGGCTACATGATAAATCCATAAATTTCTCACTCGATGCCTTTATAACATCAGTACACAAACGGGTAACAATAGGTGATACCACATTTGCTGGGCTAACAGCTAATATTGATTGGATTTGGTATGCTTGAGACACAGTGTACCAAAACCGCTTACGAAAACCAGGGTCTGATAATAGAGATGCGTTGGCTTCACTTAAAATAACATTAGCTTCTTTAACAAATGTACTAATGACTCCAGTGTCCTTACTGAGCATCTGCAATGCTTTTATGTTGGGGTCTGCATAACCGAGTGCGTCCATTACTAAATCACGGACCACTTCAAAAGTACTCTGCACGAATCGTAGTACTTGGTTAAGATAAGCTATTCCACCGGTTGTAACAAATCTTTCGGATAATTTGTAAACAAATTTAGAATAATTTTGTGTTTCTAATGAAACGCCTACGACCGTTCCTACCAAACCACATAATACTCCTAATAAAGTAACTGTTTGAGAGGGGGCTTGAACTACTATTTGAGGGTCTACAAGATTACGAATTGCTGTTGCTATTTGCGAACCGTATTTCAAAACAGTTTGTACTGCCCGAAAACCTAATAATTTGGCTATGGCCTTAACAAAAATATTTCCCAGTACTGCCCACGATTTCGATAACCAAGCTACTACCAGATCCATTATAATCTCTACACCATTTTGTATAAACATCGTGGAATCATAAAAGCTCCCGGAAAATGATTTCAAAGATTCACGAATTTTCTCCTCTAAGGATTCCATTAGGGGTGAAATATTATCCAACAGTGCTGATGCATTATCACATATTTCTAGACCTTTTACTAAAAGTTGTTCAGCTTTTGTAGAATTTGCTATTATAGCTTCCCCTACATTATTAGCATTTGTTAAAGTATCAGCAATTTGTTCTGGTAAATTTATAATGGTATTTACCTTCGATAGTGTTTTCGAATATAATGATGGTTCAGCCTGGAATGTAATCTCAGTTTCATGTACTCCATGTAAACGATCTCGAGTTACGGTTGCTGGAACGCCTAGAAAACTTTCGTACTCAAAATCATCCCCTGCTTCCCACCAAATTGTTACATCACAAGGACACCCAGGGGTAAATACTATATGTCCCGCATTAGTATCTGTTTGATCGCGTACTGATAAAATCTCAGCGTTTCTCGCCGAATGACATAGAGTCCAGTTTAATTCTGTATCGTACGGTACTTCAACGCACTCTGTAGCGTTTACGTTAGCAACCAAAGGAACACTAGCAAATGCTGACCCAACCAAACTCGGCCCCTTCTTAAATTCGATTTTGCCAACTTTACGTACTCCAGAATGGGGTATGTGAATAATCCAATGAGTATAATCTTTAGATAAACTCCCACTCACGATAAATGTGAATCTTAAACTGCCGCGCCAAAAACGAAATAAATTCATTATCATCGCTGTTGGTGTTAGTGATACTCCATCAGCATATATCGTTTCATAAGTATCTGAGTAAACCATGTTATGGGATGGAACCATTAAAGGAACAAAGAAAGAAACATTGTTTACCACTTCTTGCTTATGAAAGGAAATCTTCTTCGTCAGTTGAATGGGACGCCGCAATACATCCTTAATATTAACTTGAGAGTCTAAAGTTTGTATATGTAATGCGTTCAAACCAGCGCTAAAGTCTGGAGTTTCGTCCGGGTTCTCTGCAGCTGATCCTTCCATTTGAAATTTAATCTCCTTATGCTCGAGAGACAATTCTTTCTTTAAAGTTACTCTATTTTCTTCAGATTTAGTTATATAAGAAGCCGGCGCCAATTGAGGCACGTTAAACATTGGTATATCTCTAAAGAGGGCTATATCTCTAGTTACTTCTAAG